ACATCATCTTAATCTCCTCTCATACCTCGTCATAACAGATACCACATAGCCACCAAGCGTGGACTTCGATCAGTTCAGACTCAGGTGTCTGAGCCTCACATCTACTGCACTTAACAGTATCCTCCATCACCGCCCTACCTTCCTTGCCTGCTGAATAATCTCGGTTATGTCTATGCTCTGCCCTACTAGGTGAGCGTCCTCCTCATCACTATCCCACGCAGATACCAGCACTCGACTGCCACTAGGTGCAAGGCTTAGCCATTGTATGCACTGCTCAGCGTTAGCCCCGCCCCACTCGTTCTCTCCTTCAGGTGTAAGCACCTCATAGAATAGGATTAAGTCCGACTTCTTGGGGTGAATTGTGTATACGTTACTCACCCGCTTCCTCCTTCAAGCTATCAATCAGTACCTTCATTTGCTTATAGGTGATGATGCTATCTAACCTACCTGCAAGGTACTCAGTAGAGTTCTCTCCCCATACCTTCTCCGATAACCTCACAAGGTTATGCACTGTGTACTCTAACTCAACCTCTCTAATTGTCATTACTTCCTCCTTCTATCTCGTTGATTCTGTCCTGAATTAAGTCCAAGATTATGCAGTAATCCTTTGGGTCATCAAAGATAGGACTCTCTACTGCCCTCTTGTACTCTGCCCTCAATACTTCTAACTCTCTACTCATCTGCTTCCTCCTCTAACCCGAAGAGGCGAGCCATAGCAGAGTTCGCTCTCTCTAAGTTCTTGATAGCCAAAGCTATGTCCTCTTCCTTGATGTTCTTCTCTGCTTGGTCTAGGCATAAGTTAAACTTAGCCCGTAGGTATTCTTCGTTCATTACGCTACCTCTCCCACTACTACATCATCATAACCTTTAACCTCACGCCAAAACTCAGCTACACGTTCAGCATCTATCTTGTGCGTGTAGTGTTGCCAGTTGATCTCACTACCGCCTACCCATACCGTCCACTTACTCATTACTCTCTCCCTCTAATAATTCTAGAGCTATTGTTAGCCCGTCAATTAAACCTTCGTAGTAGTGGAATGAGTTATCTCCACCGTCTACTAAGTTGATGTCCTCTCTAGCTTGAACTATCTGCTCTATTAACTTCTCTTTCATTACTCGCCCTCTCCCTCGCTAGTGGGTAGTACTCTACCCTTGAATTGACTTTCGATTATCTTAACCTCGTCCTCACCCGTAGATAGTTTCTCCCAATCCCACTCTCTCGGATCTCCGTCATAAGTCTCTATCTCTAGCGTTACTAGGTATCTATCTTTCATTCGATCACCTCGCACACTTCATCACACTTATCGCAGGTAAATACATCAATCGTCCCGTCCATTGGACCAGTAACCGTCCAATCGCAACACTCGCTTCCAATAGGTCTGCTCATTACTTTCCCTCTCCCTCACTTGGTAAACACGATACGCACCACGCAGTATCGTTGCCCTCTTTCCCTTTCACTTGCCATAAACCTTCAACGTCTGCCCACACTATGTCGTCTCGATCTAGTGTGTCGCCACACTTGAAGCACTTAACTGGTGGCTCGTACTCTTCCGCATAGAAGATAGGATCATTTAACTCAGGCTCGTAGCTCATAGCCCACTACCTCCCACGCGCTATTTAACTTAGCCTCTTGCCACTCTCCACAATGCTCGCAAGAATAGTCTGCGTTAATAGTGGATAGCACTAACCCACGTAAGCCACAAAATCTGCACTTATCCATTTACTCTCTCTCCCTCTCTCATAATCTGCGGTAGGTTTAGTAATCGTCTCACTTGCGCGAGCTGATCTAGTCTGCCTTGATAGTAATTGCGGTCATTACTTTCCGTTCCCGTACTAAGTCTCTCTAGTACCCACTCTGCCTCTACGTTTAAGAATTGCTCTAGCTCTTTCATTACTTAGCCTCTCCCTCTAGTGCAATCTTGAATTGTGCCTTAGCCTCGCGTAGCGTGTAGCCGTAGTATGTGCGGGTAAATAGGTATTCGCCCGCGCCCTCTCCCACAAAATCGGAGATTACATACGCGCCACTATGGCGCACTCTCTCTACTGTCATAGCTCTAACCCTTGCTCTTAATTATCCTACTAACCTTTAGTAAGATACTACCTTACTCTACCGCATAAGGGTAGAATAAGATAGTACCGCACTAACTAATCTTGATAGCGCATAGGCATAAGCAAGGCTCTCCAATTGATAGTGTCGCTTGTAATGCGTACACGCATAGGCTTGCCCTCGCCCGTAAAGTAAATCTTAATAGCTGCGCCCTTGCCCGCGATCTTGGCATAGTCTGCCATTAGAGCGGGGTTAAAGGCTACGCCCTCTACCGCGCTAGGCTCGCCCTCGCTCTTAGCGAATAGATCCGCCGTAGGTGGAAACTTTCCCTCTAATAGTGTCACGGTAAGGCTATCGCCTAGTGCGCTCACGGTTAGAGCGTTAGCGATACGGGTAAGCCCGATACGGTGAGCCTTATGCGCCTTAGCTAATGCAATTATGCGCTTAGTATCCTCTAACGAGATTAGAGCCTTATCTAAACTACCGTCTAACGCTCTCGCCCCGCCCTCGATTAAGCGGTATCTATCGGTGGCACGTGCTACGAATAGCCCGCCCCCGCCCTCTACCTCTACCGCGTTAAGCGTAGGCAGAGACTTATCGCGCCCCGCGTGAGTGCTCACGCCCTCCAATAGCTCTAACAATTGATCGCCCGCAAGCTCTAAATTGTTAAGGCTCTCGCCCGCCGTGATGATCTTATTCTCTGTCATAGTACTCATTACTTAACCCTTTATTCTCTTAGTAATTCCCCGCTAGGTACGGGCTAACACCCTCCCCGCTAAGGGAGGGCGCTAGTCACTTACCTAGTGAAAGTCTTGGCGTAGCAATTGAGCATAGTGTCTATGCAATAGTGCCCGCCCGTATCGGTAGGCACGTACCATACGTGCCCGCTTAGCCATACGAGAGCTGCAACTAGAGCGATAGCGGGCAGAATAACAAGGACAAGCCACCCGCGAGGGGTAAGGCTACTCATTACTCCACACTCTCTAACTCTTGCTCTAGGTCACTAATTACTAACGCCACTAAATCGGAATAGTAAAAATAAAGATCCCCTTGCATTAGGTTAATTATGTTTAGCTCTTCACAGTTATGCCCTAATTCTGCTGCCCCGCGATTATCGTAATCGCTTGGCATTGCTTGCCACTCCTCTACTATGCGATTATTATAGATAGGGACATAGTTATCAATTAGCTCGTGAGAGCGATCCTTAATAGAGTCTAAGTCTTGCCCTTGCTCTATCTCTTGCTTAATCTCTTGCATAATTTCATCATAAGTAGTCACAGTATTACTCTTATCTATAGAGCTTGTTAGGTAAGTGAGTAGCTCTACAGGGAGGACGATACTACGGGACTATACCGTTAAGCAACTCTTACAAGCTATTTAGTGTAACTTATTTAGTGAATTGGATCACACTATTAGTTAGACAATTAGGGCGTAACTGTCTAGGGCTTGCGGGTTAGGTAGTGAGCCGATCTAGTAGGACAAGGGACAGGGCTAGGCGATTAGGTCACGGGCTAGAGCTGCGCTATCGGTTAGGGCTAGCGGTTAGCAGCTGCAAGGTGAGAGAGCTGCAAGGTTAGAGCGGTTAGTTAATTAGACAAGGGTTAAGGGTTAGGGGTAGCCGTGGGGTTAGTCAGCCCCACCATTTTTTGCAAACAGTTATCCACAGCCTTATCCACAGGTCAGACTGGTCAGCACAAACAGGCGCAAACGGTCAGACCAGTCACCCCCCGTTGTTGAATCTGACACGGCGGGTCCCTGTACTCCCCAACAAAAAATATTTGCTAAAGTGAAAGCTCGATCTGGCCTCTGACCTGCGGTTTTATATACTGTGATGAAGGTCACATTGTAAAAACGGGAAATGCGTTAAATTTCCTGCCTTATATATAGTAAGGGGTTTTAATAGGAAAAGCCCTGAGCAGTCAACGGTTGGCCTCTAGCGAGGCCCCTAGGCCGAGCACTAACTTACCCCTCAGTTCGCTGTGGCTCCTTCGGGCGCTAAGCCCGACCTGCCTAGTACTTTTAGTGGGGATAGGTCTATCTACTGGTAGATGAAACCTTCCTCGCCTAGTAACGATACGATCCGATTACGGCCCGTCCCCAATAAATTTTAGGAGATCACGTGGCTGACAATAGTGCCGATATTGCCAAGAGAATCATCCTTGGCTGTGTAGCAGAGGGTATGACCATTGAGGCCGCTTGCGCCTCTGCTGGTAAATCCATTAAGACCTACGAGTACTACCGACGTACCGATAAGGTCTTCTGCGACAAGGTTGACCGAACACGCCTTGGACTCAAAGACAAGAGCTTTATTGATTCCGATGTCCACGACATCACCTTTGCCGAGTTCCGCCAGAAGTTCCTACACTCTCAGACTTTCCCACACCAGCAAAACCTGGTAGATATGATCGAAGGCCGCGAGCCTTCTTGGTTACACCCCAGTATGAAGTATGAGCCAGGATTGGCTAGTAATAGAATCCTGATTAACATTCCGCCAAACCACGCCAAGTCGATTACGATCACGGTCGATTACGTAACGTGGCAGGTAGTACGCAATCCCAACTTTAGAGTTTTGATTGTTTCCCAGACGCAGCAGTTAGCTGCCGACTTTCTCTACGCCATCAAGCAACGCCTGACACATCCGATGTATGAATCACTCCAGCAGGCTTACGCTGCTGGCGTAGGGTTTAATTCCAAGAGCGCCTCGTGGCAAGCCACCCGTGTGACCTTTGGTTCCGAGTTACGTGAGTCTAGTGAAAAAGACCCAAACATCGAAGCCATTGGTATCGGCGGTCAAATCTACGGTAAGCGTGCCGATATGATTATCGTCGATGACGCGGTGACATTAAAGAACGCTAACGAGTTTGAAAAGCAGATCCGCTGGTTAACCCAGGACGTACGATCTCGTCTTAACCCTACAGGCAAACTTGTAGTCATTGGTACCAGAGTTTCCGCTATGGACTTATACCGCGAGCTTCGTAACGAAGACCGCTACCCAGGTGGACTGGTTCCGTGGAAGTACTTAGCAATGCCAGCACTTCTGACTACGCACGAAGACCCTGACAAGTGGGAGACTCTCTGGCCTGCTAGCGATGCACCATTTGATGGTCAGATGGAATCTGACAAGAATGAAGACGGCCTTTACCCTAGATGGAATGGTCGCAACCTTTACAACGAACGCCAAGCTATGGATGCAAGTACCTGGGCTTTGGTCTATCAGCAACAAGATATCTCAGATGATGCCATCTTTGATCCAGTATGTGTGCGAGGTTCTATAGATGGTATGCGTAAAGCAGGTCGCTTGGTTCCTGGTAACCCAGGCCATCCGCGTGATGTTAATGGCTTTTCTTTTATTTGTGGTCTTGATCCCGCTATGGTTGGTGATACAGCCGTCGTTTGTTACGCTGTTGATAGGGCTACACATAAACGCTATATCGTTGATGCTATTAAGATTACTAGGCCAACACCTGCTGCGATCCGTCAACTAATCTTTGACTGGACCGCCCTTTACAATCCCAGTGAGTGGATAGTAGAGAAGAACGCATTTCAATCTTTCTTAACGCAAGACGAAGGCATCCGTGCCAACCTTGCATCACGAGGAGTACTACTACGTGAACACCATACAGGAACCAACAAGTGGGACTCAGGCTTCGGAGTTGCCAGTATGTCCACATTGTTTGGGACCAAGCAGCACGATGGTAAGCATCATAGAGACAACCTTATCCATCTTCCTAGCGATCAAACAGAAAATGTCAAAGCTCTTATCGAGCAATTGATTACGTGGTCGCCTACTACTAAGGGCAAGACCGATATGGTGATGGCCTTGTGGTTCTGTGAGATCAGAGCACGTGAGATGCTCAACCAAGGTATGCACAAGACCCATCACTTAAAAAACCCATTCCTATCTCGTTTCGAGATGGGCAAGCGAACGGTTATCAACATAGATGAACTGCTCGCCGAAAAAGATCGCACGTTCATCTAATAAGGAGATAATAAAAATGGCAGCAAAGAAGACAACAGCAGCAAAGAAAGCAGCAGTAAAAGGATTTAAGCAAACAAAAGCAGATATGTTTTTTCGTGGTGAAACAAACACAACTGCAGATACAGCACGTCGCGGTAATCTTATGAGAGTCGCAGATAGGGCAGCAGCAAAAAATAAGGCTAGCCTAATGAATAAATCAGCAAAGTCTCACCAAAAAGACTTGGCAAAAATCTCAGGTGACACAGCAGCAACTAAGAAATTTCAAAAAGTAACAAAGTCTGGAAAAATAGTTACCGACAAGGCTCTTAAGACTGCAGTCAAGGCTGGCAAGAAAGCTGAAAAGCGCACACTTAAGTCATTTAAGTAAGGGGTTAAATAATGGCAAATATGAAAAAGCCTGCTCCTAAGAAGCCTACAGTTTCTCGCGCACCATCACAGGGTGTTAGGACTCCAATGCCTAAGATTCAAGGTACAGCACCTAGCCCAAGGAGACTGTTGGCTAGCGCTACAACTAACACCACTAAGAAAACTGCACCTAAACCAAAGGCTAAAAAGAAATCACCTTTGGAAACCAAGCGTATTGGTGGAGTTTTTGCTATACCAGTAAAGCCTAAGAAAACAATTTACTAAATAATTTAAGGACCTTACATTGTTATCAGTCAAAGAAGTTGACGCTAAGCTAGCACGCTTACGTACTCGCTCATCAGCGCGAGATCAACGTATGCGTGATGTGCTCTCGGTGCGTCAGGGAGATATCTCCAAGGTATACCCTGCAATGTTTTCAGAGGAATACCCAAAGCCTCTGGTTGCAAACTTCATTGACGTCGCAGCACGAGATCTCGCAGAAGCGATGGCACCACTGCCATCCTTCAACTGCTCAGCAACCAATATGGTTTCAGATGCAGCACGGAAAGCTGCAGATACTCGTACCCGTATTGCAAACTTTTATGTAACAAACTCTGACCTACAACTGCAGATGTACACAGCAGCAGACTGGTATAACACCTACGGTCTTGGTATTGGTATGGTTGAGATGGACTTTGAGGACAACAACCCTCGTATCCGTATGCTCAATCCATTCGGTACCTACCCAGAGTTAGATCGTTATGGTCGTGTGCTTTCTGTTTCTCAAGTCATCGTTACCGATGCAGAGACATTAGCTGCACAATACCCAGAGTATTACGATTTAATCCTAGGTAAGAACCAGTACGCTCTATCTTCTCCTTACATCTCAATGGTCAAGTACCACGACAAGGACCAGGACTTGCTCTATATCCCAGAGCGTAAGAACTTAGTTCTATCACGTACTCCTAACATCTTAAACAAGACAATGGCATCTGTCATTATGCGCTCATCTCTAGATGGTGAAGCACGTGGACAGTTTGATGATGTCCTATCTGTACAGCTTGCTCGTGCTCGCTTTGCAGTATTGCAGATCCAAGCAGCAGAAAAGTCTATCCAAGCACCTATTGCTATCCCACAGGATGTGCAAGAGTTGGCACTTGGTCC